TAATGTAGCTGCTCCATTTGCTGCTGCTGTAAAGGTTGTTGCTGTACTAAAATCTAAAGCAAAAGAACTTCCTGTGCCTAAAGCAGAAAGTGCTGTATATCTGTTTTCAAGTTTAGCAAAAGTTACTCCATCATTTGCAATTTTTGCAGTTGTAACATTAGCATCTAATATTTTTGCTGTAATAACTTTATCATTACCTATTGTTAAAGCTGTTGCTCCTGTTACATCACCTGTATGCGTTGCATTTGGACTTGAGTTTGTAACTGTTACATCTCCTGTTGCTTGATTTACTGAAATACCTGTACCTGCTACAATACTTCCTACATCTCCTGCATCATCTGTATAAAGTTCTGTAAAGTTGTCGTTTACTTTGTCAAAGGCATCTCTTATAAAGTCCCCTGTATTGTCATTCGGTGCTGAACCAATATTAATAACTTGTTTAGCCATAATTAATTTATTTTATATTTGTGTTGCATCTGCTCTATATTTATTAGTGTCTGCTCTAAATGCAGTACCTGAAATTTGTGTTAAATCTGCTGTTAATTCAAAAGTACCCCAACAACTAGGTGCTGATATATCAGGTATACTATTTGTTGAATATGCTGTATCTGACCCAAAACCTGAGTCTGTAATCATCTGACAGTATATAGATCCCCAATTTATATTATTAGCCATTTACTTTTGGTTTTTTGTTTTTTAAGTAACGCTCTAGTTTTATAACGTTTTTTTGCTTCGGTTTGTATTTTTTTAAAACACCCATCCTTGAAATAAACTGTCTTTGTCAGGATAAACGTCTTCGTTATTATTTGTATTGTATTCAGGAAACAAACTATTATTAAAACTAATATAGTCTATCATTCTTCTAGTATAATATTCTGCAAAGTCACGTTCCTTGTTTACTAAGTAATCTACTTCGTTTTTTTCTACTGATTCTGCATTCTCACTTTGGTGCTTAAATACACCACCATTCTTAACTTGATATGCTGCAAAAGGTAAATAGTCTGACATTGCGTAATGAATTAACATCGGCTGTACGTATTTATTTACTAATGTTAAATAGTGTCCTGCTAAATTACCTGCTACAATATGAGTACTAATTTTATTATACAAGTCTGTACCTAAATAATTCTGTATATGTATTTCTTGTGCTATTTTAATAAACTGTATAAATTTATCAGTGTCTACATTACCGTCTAAAATAGTATTTTTTACTAAATCTGTTCTTGATATAAAAAGTGCTGTTGCCATTAGTTACGTGGTTTTAAAAATCCTTCATTTTTCATATCTCTAGGACGCTGTGCTACTTTCTTAGGGTTTTTTACACCTGTAGGGTTACCAGTTGCCTTTTTTGCTTTAGGGCTTTTTACATCACCTTGTCCTTTAGGTAAATCAACAAACTTAAAGGTTTTCCTTACCCATTTGTGTTGGCATAGCCCACCTCCTTTGTAGAGCCAGATTGAATAAGTATCTGCACCATTCGGACCCCAACCTGCATTTACTGGTTTTTTGTCCATTGCTAGTATGTCTTCTTTTCTATAAAGTTTATTAGCTGCTACCATTTTTTTACAGAACTCTCTAGAGTTAGCAGAGATCCTTTGTGGGGAATATTGGTAACGTACTTTATATTGTGTTTCGTCTATGTATTTATCCTGTTCACTTTTTGCTCTTGGTATTGCTGTGCCTGTAGATGCTAGACCTATCATTTTGTCTAACTTTTCTTCTGCATTGTAGTCTACTTCCATTTCGTCTACTAATTCCCAAGTGCCTTCATCAATGTCTTCACCTAATTCTATAAGATCATTAGCTACATTATCCATTTGTGCAGGTGCTTTCTGTGAACTTAACTGTTGTTCTTGATCTACACCAGTTTCTTCTTCTACTGTTTCGTCATTTATTAAGTCATCACTATTTGTTAAGTCTGTAAATTCTAACGGCTGTAGTGTCTTAAAGTACAAGTTTAAGGAGATGTTATTAACTGCGAGTATTTTATTGAGTCCTTCTATAATTAAATTTTGGAAAGGCTTTACCACTACATTGTCAGTTAGTATACTAGCTGTTTTTAATTCGTCTGCATTATTACCTAGTCCTGTGTTGTCTTTAATACCAAATAACATTGGGCTTACAATTCTGTGACTAACTAAAATCTTTTTGGAAGATTCACTAGAAAGGAATTCGTATTGTTGGTGTGCGTCTGATAATTGCACTGGTTCAATACTTGCTTGACTGTCAGTGTTGTCATTAAATGCTAAAATAAATTTTCCTGAATTACTACTACCACTAAACTTGTCATATATTCTACGCTCTATTAATGCACGTTCTTCTTCATTAGGAATACCGTTGTTAAAATTAATTAACATACTAGGTGCTAGTCCATTTTTTATATTATTTAAATGATAGTTGCTAATTTCTTCTTCTAGCTGTGCATATTGTAAACCACCTTGATAATCTACTGGACTATAATAGTAAAAGCCTGTCTTATAAGGTTTTATACAAAAAATTTCTATAGACTCATTACTAGTACCAAATGCAGGTATACGTTTTAGTTCATCACTAGGCTTAATATTAATCCAGTCTTTATGATAATAGTAAGCTTCAATTTCGCCTTCTTCGTTACATTTTTCAAACCGTAAAGTTTCAACTGGAAAGTGTTCTACTTGTGCTATTGTCTTACGATCCTTACTGTAAATAACTTGCAAAGTTGCTTGACCCATTAACTTTAGATCAAATACTATTTTTCTCATACAGTCAGCATTAAACAATGACATAGTTTTTGCATATTCTTCAGGTTTTCTTGAAGCGTCAGTTGCTGACAAACCTTTACCATAGATCATTTCAGACAAACCATTTATAACAGCATTATTTGTTGCACTGCCATTATAACGGTCTATTAAATATTGAAAGTAATTGTTGTCTTCTCCGTATTCAACGTAGTTTTTAAATTTTTTTTCTACAACTCTAGGGGTTGTATAATTTGAAAGGTTTACTATTCTTACGTCGCTCATAATATTATAAAGTCATTGTCAAAACTAGTGTCTGAAGTGTATACATCTTTGTTAACTGTGTAATAATCGTCGTTATTTTGGTTAACTGTTTGTGCTGTACAAAAAATTTTGTCTCTATATATAACGTCGCCTGAAGAATTTTCTAGTTTTAGATTATAGAACCTTCCTTCTTTTAATGCATAACTATTAGCTATTTGTAAATAATTTCTGCTTGTCGTAGGGTTTACACTGTAACTTACAGTCGTATTAGCTGAGTCGTCAGTAATTTTTAAGGTAGCTGATGCTACATATTCTCTAGGAATTACCTTTATGGTTTGACTACTAGTACTGGTACTTAATATTTTCATACTTATATAACGAATCTACAACTTTTTTTTGTAGATATAAAAAAAGCAGCCGAAGCTGCTGTGTTATTAAGAATGTAAGTCTTTCCGTTTATAGGTTTTACCTGTGGTTACATCTACTACTGTTTCGTTTTGTTCTGCAACAGCATCTTGGTGCATCCTTATAACATCTTCTCTTGCTTTTTGTTCAGCTTTTTTAAATGTTATGGGTTTGTTAATTCTTTGATAAAAATCAAATGTTGACTGTGTTCTTACTAATACTAGTTTATCGAAATAATTCATTTTGTGTTATTTATTTTTTGTTATATTGTAAACGTACAGAATTTTACAGTAGTGTCAAAATATTTTAACATAATTTAACTAATAAAAAAAGGGGCATAAAGCCCCCTTTCTACACGTTACAATAAATTTATGAGTTTGTACCCTGTGTAACTGTGACTGTTCCAGTAAGACCTGCAAAAGCATTAGCTTCTGTAGCACCTTCCAAGAAATTAGCAGGTAACTGCTCCATAGCAGTAAACGTAAGTGTATAACCTGACATATCGCCCATAGCTGCACCTGTTACAATAGTTCCACCTGTCACATCGCAACCGTGTTCTGCACCCATAAGGAAAGCATTTCCATTGTAATCGTGTACTACTATATGGGGTCTACCATAGGACATTAACTTTAGTTCCTTGTGGTCTTGGACTGTTAGCTTTTTGAGAGTTATATTTAATGTTTGCTCAAAGAAACTAGTTCCATTTTCCCTACTAGAATTGAACGTTTGTTCAAAACTACTGTTACCTTTTAAATCATATTCAAATACAGTTACTGAACCAAAACTGTCTACAACATCTGTATCTGTACTATCATACGTAAGTGTTAAATCACCAAAGTCTGCGAAATAAACAGCTTTAATGCCACCAACCGAATCTTTACACGGTTCTTTTCTACCTTTTGTTAAATCACAAGCCATATCTACATTATTTTAAATTAAAAAAGGTGAGTAGGCACTACTGGCTTACCCACCTCTTCTATTGGTTAATTACTAATTAAGAATAAAGTACGATATCACTTCCGATGCCATACTGAACACCTGCTGTAAATCTCATTACTACTCTTACATTTTGACTTCCGTCGATGTCAGCCATATCAATTACCTTAACTTCATTGTGGTCTGCTAGAAGACCAGTTCCAAAGTATAAGTTTGACTTTTCTGCTGCTACCATTGTATTGTCAGCTAATCCATTTGCTACTGCAATCTTAATACCGTCAAACGATAAAGTACCACCTGTATACCATTGAGTACCGTCAGCGTTTATACCTGCTGCACCTACATTAGTTGCAAATCCACCTAACGCTCTTACATATGCTCTAGCTACGTTTTGTGAAACATAAATAAACATATCTTCTGACGTATAAAGGGTGCTGCCTATTGCATCTACAACTGCACCTAACTGTGCAATTACATTTCCAGAGTTTACACCACCACCGACTGCTGCTACATCTGTAACATCAGCATCTGCTGTCATTAATTCTGTAAAACCACCAAATTGACCTGCTGTTGCTGCTGCACCTGCCCATATAGACTGCTCAGTACGTTGTGCTACTTTACTAGCTACGTGACCAATTAAAAAGTCTGCAAATGAAGGAGGTAAGCTTTGAAAAGCACTAAAGCCCATTGAAGCTGCTTCCCAGTCTGACTGAAAGTCTTTTTTACATAATTGTAAGTTGACTTGCTGAAAATCAGGCTGAATTATACGTTCAGTTAACGTAATTGCTGAAGTAGGGTCAAAGTCACAAGTTGCATCTTTTACAATGTCGTCTGTAGATACTTTTTTAATTACTTCTTTAAATTTAATATTTGGTTTAACAGTGATTAAACCGTTATCCAAAGTTGAACCACTTAAAAGTGCTGCTGAGATGTATTCCCCTGCAAATTCACCTGCATAAGTAGTCGTTATCGAATTAGTTGTTGCCATTTTTTAGTTATTTATAAGTTATTATTATGCTTCACTTGCCCAAACACCATCACCACCAGTTAAATACCAGTCAGTAAGTGCTACAGCTTTAATTGTACACCAGTCACCTTTATTAGCTGTTGCTTTAGTATTGATCCAGTCTTTATTGTCTACACCACCTGAATTTACAGCAGCTACTGCACCGTGAATTGCGTCTGTTGCAGCAGGACTAATAGTAATAATGTTATTACCGTCTGCACCTGTATTACGGAATGTAAATTCCATACCTATATTTTCTGAAGTGATAGCAGGAAGCGTCATAACTTTTGCGTCTGTTGCTATATTAAATTCAGTACCTGCTTTATTTACAGGAATATCTTGAGTAGTAGTCAAAGTTTCTTGCTTTGATCTTGCTCTCAATACATCGTTACTTGTTGTTATTGTTGTTGACATTTTTTATTATTTTTTAATGTTAGCAATTTTTTGAAGTACTCTGTCTACAGTTGTCATTTGTCTGTTTTGTGAATACAAGTTTTGTTTACTTTCAACTTTTGCTTCAGGACTGTGTTTAATTGGTCCAGTTGCAGGTTTTGAAAGTTCTTTTTTTAGCTCTTCTTTTTCAAGAACCTCTTCAGCCTGTACTTCAACTTCTTTAGTTGACTCACTAGACATTTCTTCAGGTACTTCCTCTTCTTTAGGTTGCAGAATTGCTTTAATTTCTTCAATAGCTTCTTTAACTTCTTGAAGTTCTTCTTTAGTTGCATACCCCATTTCCTCTTTTTCTTCTTGAGGTTGGTCTTCAGCTTCTACTTGGTCTTTGTCGATCATATCGTCTTTATTTTGAGATTTTATATCATTTATTAGTCCTTCGTCTATTACAACTAAAGTTCTACCATCTTCTAGTTCATATAAACCTTCAGGCAGTGGAACTTTGTCATCTTCAGTTTTAATGAAAACTTCATTATCTACTGCAAACTCTTCTGCTTCTAAAACAGTGCCGTTTTCTAATTTCATTTCAGCTAACTGAACATCTTCTAATAGTTCTATACCTAAAACATTTTTTATTTTATCAATAACTTCTGTTGCTTTCATATTTTTTTAACGTTTAACTATAATTTATTTGCATTTTTAAGTTCCATCACCTGTAACATTTCCTATTCCTTGTGAGTAATAACTTTCACCACAACAATCTCTACTGTATGTATTGTCTTGACATAAACAAGCCCTTTTAGTGCTGTGTGGGACTGGTACTCTACGGTCTACATAATATTTTGACATAACTATTTTATTTTAACACAATTAGGTACTTTTTTTCCGTTCAACATTTTAGTTCCTATCATTTCGTAACCGTTCCAACAAGGTTTTTTTAAGTCTATATCTTCTTTTATATGTTCTTCACAAGGCATATACCAAGTTTTACCTTCAATATCGTGAGTATGGAAACCAACACAACCTATATTAATAGCCATTTCTTCAGCTTTTTCTTGTGTTGAATATGCTAAACGGTCATCTATTATAGCATATTTTTCGTCAATTACTTGTTCTTCAAGTTCTTGCGGCTCTAATAATGATAAAATTGTATTAAGTTTTTCTTCTGCTTGTAATTCTTCTGACAAAGTTTTGTCTTGTGGTCTTTCCATTTTGTCTGCAAAGTAACCTTCAATACTGAATCCTTTAACTTTACCAGTCTTAACGTAGTCATTCCAAACCTCGTCATTGTCAACTTTAACTGCACCCATCCAAGTTCCTAAAGGTACATTCATATTATATAGTGTACTTTTGTCTTTTTCCTTGTCTTCTACTATCCAAGACTCTACAAGTGTCAGTCCTGTTAAAATTTCACTATGTTCTAATGTACTATTGCTTTGGTTTCCTGCTTTTAAATACATTTGAGAAGCTTTACGTACTGTATTTCTAGAAAAATATATATAGTATTCTTCATCACCTTGCCTACGAAAAATAGGTTTATTAGGCGTTAGTAATGCACCTATAAGTATTTTTTTTTCCTTGTCTGCTTCTGCAAATTTTATTTCTTGTGACTTTAAAGCTACAAAGTCTTCTTCTATTGCAGGGTTTTCTACTATACTAATAGCTTCAATTCCGTTGTCTTCGTCTGTTTCGTCTATAACTAGTTCTATTATTTTC